CTCTTTTTCTAGACGACCAATGCGGTCACTCATATAAGACATCTCCTTTTGGACAACACCAATGGTCTGAGAAATGTCCTGTAACTGTTCTGTATTTTTATCTAAGTGACCTTTGAGCCACTCTTCACGTTTGTTAGATTCTGATTTTGATTGGTCATGGAAATCCATTAGCTTTTTCTCACGCTTATCAGACGTTCGCACCAGATAACCAACCACAATCATAAAAAGCAAGATAAAGAGAATAGCCCACACAAATTGTGATTGAGCGATTCTTTCTGCTTGTTCTACTGTCATCCGACTACCTCACTAACTTGCTAAAATTTCAGCAAGTAATTCTTCATCGCACATAATTGCAAGTTGCTCTTTTGTTTTGTTATTAATAAACTCTGAAAATCCCTTTTTAACAAAACTTGACCAAGCCATACGTCCATAATATAAGTCAATCGCAAATAATTTAATCATCATATCTATCCCTTCTTCCTGTAAAAAAATTCTAACCAATAGCAATAAGATCTTCATCTTTTAAAACCTCTTTTGCGTAAAGCGTACTTATCAGATTGATAAGTGTTTGTGTGCCTGTTGATGTTGATGTACTTAGTTCAGTCATTTTTTCAGACTGAGCTTTATCTTTATACTTTTCGTCGTAAAATATCTGCTCACACTTTTCAAGCGTTTCTGCAAAAGATTTATTTTCAGACTCAGGTGGTAAATCAAAAGTTAAGTTACCTTTCACGTGTGGTAAATCAACTGACACAATTGCAGTCACTCCCATAATACTTTTATCCTCAAGAACTTGTGGGAATTTTGTGTTAATTGTAAACATATCGTCTCCTTTGTTATATTGACTGTTATATTGACCAGTGCACGACACCTCTGTAAGTATTTGAGTAAGCGCCAGGATTTATACACTCAATCAATCCCGATGCATTGATTTGTAAGTGGATTGATTTGTCTGGAGCAAGTGTCCATCCAGTTATCGCAAACATCAACTCTTGAGGTATTAAACCAGATGGCATATTACCAACAGACCATCTCTGTAATCCATTAGAAGCAAAATTATACATCAAGTCTATGTCATCACCTTTCCGCTTATATTTAAAACCGTTGCCAATTGTTATCCAGCCAGTCGTTTGTAAGCTATCTTTTTTAACATACTCACTCCAACCGCTCCAAACACCGTTTTCCAGCAAGCGCGTAAATATAGTTTTATTTGTACGGTCGTAAAATTGTTGATAAGCATAGTTTGCCGTCTGGTGTCTTACAACTGTTACGTACCCAGGACCTGCCCCTACAGGTCTATTAGCACCTCTAAATACACAATAAAAACCTGTGTCTTGCAAGCTATTTAGGTCAGTGTCATCATGTCTAAAAGAGCCACCATTATTTAAAGCAAGTTGTTTTTGTTGGATTGGCTTGCCATCAGAGTAGATATTCCCAGCGACGTTTAAAGAACCTGAATCATCGATTTTAGGTAGTGTACCAATTCCAACGCTATTTTTGTGCCATGCTAGCGGAAAAGATTCTGTTGATACGGTCTGTTTTACAGGCGTTCCACCACCGCTAACAGAAAACAAATCACTTAGCAAGCCGTAAACATCAAACGATTTATCTGGTCCATACGTGCCACTCAAAGTTGCTGTTGAGTTAACAAGTTCTGCGGTTGACGTATATGTCCCACTAGCGTTAGAAGTATCAACTGTAAAGCTAGTTGTATTGAGTGGCGCTGTCTTAAAAGTCAACATCATCTTATTTTTTTGTACGCCATCAACAATAAGAGGTGCAATTTTAGCGTTGCGAGTAACAACCAAATTGTCATTTTTAGCGCCTGCTCTGGTTACGGTAAAACTGAACGCAGGTGGGAAGTACGGAATGACGTTTACTTCTGCGGTAATAGGGTCTGACACCCTGCCCCTACTATCTGTAACTGTAGCTTTAATAGTTGCTTTGCCACTAAAGTTAAATATCCCGAGCGGACCACCATTTTGCTGCGTGGATTGGTTTTTGCCAACCACCTCCGCATAATAACTAGCTATCGTCGACCCATATGCTCCTACAGCACCATTAAAAGTGACAATTGGATTGGATACAATTTGCACAAAATTATTAGCACCTACTAATGCAGATGCTTTTTGATTTGTATCCGATAAAACAAGACTTGCTATTGTTGGTTTAACACTATCAGGTAAAGTCAGATAAAAAATAGCGGTTGACGTCCCAATGACAGAACCGTTAGATTTTGTATCAACGTATATTGTTCCAGGTGTGCTAGTTGCATTTGGAACCGTATTAGCCCAATCTAAACTTGTTTTAAAAGTTGTTGAACCTTTTATATCACTAGCAACAACTCCAGTGATACCATTCACGTTGTATCTTACATCATGTGTAAAATCACTTGAACTTTGATTGATATTAACATTTAGCGCATCTCCAAAATAGCCGCTAGATACAGATACAGTACTTGCACGAGATAGCTTCGTTAGTTTAAATTGTTGGTCTGGTATCGTCAACGTTCCGGGTGCGTATCCACCTGGACCTAGCAATTTAGCAGCAACAACGACTATTTTATCTCCATTTGAATCGTGTGGAACTCTGATAGTTTTATCAATCAACAATTGATTGCCGTTAAAACCGATAGAGGAAGGTGCGTTAAAGTCATATTTAGCACCCACCCAGGCATATCCACCAAAACTATACTGAGCGTAACTGTTAGTGCCAGAAGTCAAATAGAGCCTAAACCTTACTTGACTACTATTGTCTGCAACCGACGTTGAAACCTCGTCAACAATATAAGTTAAGCGATAACTCTTGTCAGAGTTACTATAATATGTTGTCATCTATCCTCCTTTCTACCCGACATATCTTACGACGTTAATATCAGCGTTTAGTTCGTATTGCTCAATACGATAACGTCCAATTTGCAGTTTAGTTGTAAAAATACCGCTATCAATAACAAGCACACTCTGAGCTATATATGCTACTTCTTTACCACTTGAGTAAAAACTGATGCGATCGTTATCAACTCTAACGCTTGACGTTCCATCTTTTTGTCCGATTACAAGACCGTCCTCTGACTGACTCATAAATTTATTAACAAAATCAGTGCGTATCTGCATCTCCCCAATTGTTTGCTGTACTGCTATCATGCGATTAGAAAAGTCTATCAGTTTTTGTTCTGATAACTTTTGTCCTCCCTCTCGTGCTTTGATTTCGTCTTGCAATGCTTTAACCCAGTCGTTGACTGTGTCTAACGTTGCTTTAGATTGCAATTCAGCTTCTGCGATGCGAGCACGTTCAGCGAGTGCATTTAGTTGCTCAACTGTAAACGCTTCGTCAGCTTTTGAATCAAGATTACTTGCTTTATCAGCTTCTGATTCCTGCCAGTCGCCTGTTTTATTTCCCCTAACGAGCATAAACCCACCAGAGCTGAAACTACCTTGCTCCGATGACACCATCGCGAACCTTGGTCTAATCCTACCTGTCTTAGTTGGTGTAAAGGTGATTTCAAAACGTCTGACATTCGAGTCAACATTTTTTATAATTGTTTCTCGTGGAGTGTCACTAGTAATAAAACCATCTGCTATATCATAGAGATAAAAATATAAATTCCCAGCTACCTCACGTTTAACATAAGCGCTAAAAGTGTATGTCACACCTTGCTCAACTATAATGTCTTTTGCGTGTGATACCTTTTGGCCGCTTATCCATTTTTTAAATGTAAATGGATAATTAGAGATATTTTCATCTTCTAGTGTTGCAGAAGTAAACCAATCAGAACCAACAAATGATTTTGTACCGTCAATCAGATTATTTGTGCCAACAACGACTGTTCCGACCATATCAGTCCAACGGTATTTTGTTGGATCGCTCGAGTCAATAGCGATATAGTCTGTGTATTGCCCTATATAGCGTTTATTAAGGCTATCGGTTACACTAAAATCAGTTTTACCGTCAGAGCTATTTGCATACGCTACATGCCAATAAGGCGTTTTACCATCTGCTCCAGCCGGACCTTGAATACCTCTTGCACCATCTGCGCCTTTTATCAAATTCCACTTGTACTTTTTAGGGTCGTTTGAGTCAATGATATTATCATCAACATACATACCTATGTATGTTTTGCCAGTATTATCAGATACGCTAAAACCAGTAGTTCCGGTTTCGTCAAGGGCGTAAGCAATGTGTGTGTACGTTGCCTTTCCGTCAGCACCAGCCGGACCAGGAATACCCTGTTCTCCTCTCGGACCTTGTAAACCATCTATCCCCGGTGGACCTTGCGGTCCTGGCAACCCGTCTTTTCCGTCTGCACCGTCTTCTGTGTCTGTAAAGGATATTTGCGTACTTGCTACAAGTTCCTCATTTAAATATGCCTCAACTGTTATATTTAAAACGTGGTTAAAGTCGCTTGCTTTAACAATTAGCGATGGTCCGATATCAATTAGCGAGTCACCATTTTTATAAAAATAAACTGCTTCATAGTCTTTCCCGTTCTTTTGCAAGCTAGGAGTTAGGACAGATTCACCAGTGCCATTTTTAAAAGCGACACCATTTGAAGTAGCTAGTTTGATTTCGTATGGAATTGACTCATCGTATAGACGCAACATATCACTGATTAAATCAGAAGCTAACTGACTTTCTTTTTCGACAAAATTGCTGAATTTAGTTTTGTTAGAGCTGGGATTTGTTATGGATATTTCTTGCTCAACTACTCGTGCTGTCAAAATCAGCGGTGGCTCGTATCCGTCGTCCTGTATCCGCACAACATCACCAAGTTCTAAGTCAACATAGCCATCAACTTCGTATGTAATTGCTGGATATGCGTGTGCTTTTAAGTCTTTTAGACCTGTTGACATCAAGACTTCTTGACTATCAGTCTCGACTTCCATGTCTTTTCGTATCCAGTTGTCTCGTGTCTCATTACCGGTTAAAACAGATGGATAGCGGTCTCTTGAAAGTGGTGCGTACAAAAATCCATTTTTGAGATAGTACTCTACTTTACCGTTTTCATCTTTCCACTCTTTGTAGATAGAGTTGTCAATATAGATGATTTGTTCTTCTTCATAGGTTTCTGTTCGCGCCTCTTGTACAACTTCTTCGTACGATATCTGTGTTCCACCAGTAACTTGCTGTGTTGTTGCCCCGTTAACAGACATTCCTTGCGCTATTTCACGTGGATAACATACTGTCTGCAATCCAGATGCGAAAGAGTTAATGTCATATGAGTTTTCGACAACATACATGCGGCCAACAAAGTTTTGCTCCAAAACAGTAACTCTGGTCTTGGACACACTCTTGATAATCCCTGTGTGCCCCCATTGTGTTGTATAAAACGGAGCACCAAAATTTGCTTTAACATTATAGATACCGCCAGCTTGCAAGTTGCCAGCATTAGGCGACCTGTCTAGCTTCCAACCATACGCCCCCCAGTTATAGTCAGTACCGATTAAAGCAGCAGCCATCCCACCGCCAATGCGACCACGGATACCACCGATGGAACTATCAATCCAAGCTCCGTCTAACTTCTTAGCGTACCAACCAGACAAAGCATAACACTGTCCAGAAC